CGAGACCAGCAAAAAAGAACGCAAGCGACCTTGACATGTAACCCTCTTTGCGTAGAATGATCTGCACTGATGGCTGTCTGTGTGTTAGGTGCAAGTGATACGGACAGAGGTATTAAGTTGCCTACAGAGTAACTGCACCAGCTAACGCCCCTGCTTTCTCCTTTCGGCTTTCTGGGTGGTGAGTTAGCCGAGTGACTACCGCAAGTAGTCAACCCCCGACTGATTGTGGAAATGCCACTTTCGGTCTATTTGGCATTTGAAGGACACGAAAACGAATGACGAAAGCAGAATTTGAAGCGCTGTTAAAACTACAAGACCGTCAACTATTAATGTGCAATGTTGTAAATGTTTTGCATAAAGAACAACGAGCTTTGTATTCGGCTGATGTAGTTGATAGACGCATCAATGTTGTTATGACCGGTGACCCAAAGAAAACACCAACCGCCGCAGTGCAAAGTTCAATCGCAAAATACTACCGACAAAATGCAAATCATTGATAACAAAGCATTGCTGCTTAAAGTGCGTGACCCGAGCCGCATCACGACGATCATCCCTAAGTCCAAGGCTACGGGTGAACATGAAGTGCTAGTGAAGTGGGGGCTGGAGGAAGCCCAAGTTCTGCGCAACATGCAGATCAAAAATGTACCGTCACCCATTGAGTCGCAATACGAGTGGACGGGTATGTACAAACCGTTTGACCATCAGAAGGTCACATCATCATTTCTCACCATGAACCGCAGGGCGTTTTGCTTTAACGAGCAGGGCACGGGCAAGACATCAAGCGTCATTTGGGCAGCGGACTACCTACTAAATATTAAGGCGATCAAGAAGGTGCTTGTGCTGTGCCCACTGTCCATCATGTCCTCTGCATGGGAAGCTGACCTATTTAAATTTGCTATGCATAGAACGTGTGCGATAGCCCATAGCTATTCAAAGGAGAAGCGCCTTGAGGCAGCGAACAGCGATGTGGATTTTGTTATCTGCAACTACGATGGCATGGAGATCATCAAAGACCACGTAAAAAACTTTGACCTCATTGTGATTGACGAGGCCAACGCGTACAAGAACGTAGCAACAAAAAGATGGAAGTTGCTTAACTCCTCTATAAGACCTGACGCTTGGGTGTGGATGCTTACAGGTACACCAGCATCGCAGTCACCGACTGATGCATACGGCCTAGCCAAGATCATCAACCCATCAGGTGTACCCAAGTTCTATGGTGCGTTCCGTGACATGGTTATGCAGAAAGTTACAGCGTTTAAGTGGCTACCCAAACACACATCAGAACAAGTGCTGCACGATGTATTGCAGCCCGCTATACGCTTCACAAAAGAGGAATGCCTAGACCTACCGGACATGACGTATGTGACCCGCGAAATCCCGTTGACAACTCAACAGATGCGGTACTACGAAGCCATCCGCAAGAACATGATGACCGTCGCAGCGGGCGAAGAAATAACAACTGTTAATGCAGCGGCTAACCTTAACAAGCTGCTACAACTTTCGTGTGGCGCTGTGTACTCGGATAGTGGAGAGACCGTATCGTTTGATGCCAAGAGCCGCATGACCGCACTGCTTGAAGTGATCGAAGAAGCAAGCCACAAGGTCATTGTGTTCGCCCCGTTTAGGCACATCATTGATATTCTTCATGAAGAATTAAAAGCCAATAGTATTAATTGTGAAGTGATACACGGAGGCATATCCGCGACACGCCGCACCGAAGCATTTGCCCGCTTTCAGAATGAGAAGAACCCGCAAGTGCTGGTCATCCAGCCCCAAGCCGCAGCGCATGGAGTCACGCTGCATGCGGCAAACGTAGTAGTGTGGTGGGGACCAATCACCTCTATAGAAACGTACCTACAAGCCAACGCACGTGTGCATCGTGCAGGGCAACGCAACCCCTGTACCGTGGTGCATTTGCAGGGGAGCCCAGTAGAGAAGCGCGTCTACAAGATGCTGTCTGAGAAGGTGGACATACACACCCGTTTGATTGATCTTTATAAAAATATTGTGGAGGACACTTGACAAAGTAAAGTAGTGGCCTTATATTTAGTACTGGGCACAACGACCCAACCTTTTACAAACGAAGGAGTAAGCATGTCAGAACCAACCGCCGAACAATTGACGAAAATTTACGTCAAGATACGCGACAAGCGCAGAGAACTTGCAAAGCAAGACGAGGAGTTGAAAGCACAACTGGACACAGTGAGCGGACATCTGCTTGAGATTTGCAAAACGCAAGGCGCATCTACTATCCGTACTGAATTCGGTACGGTGTCACGAAGGGTTTCCAAGAACTACTGGACTAGCGACTGGGATTCCTTTTTCAAATTCATCAAAGAACACGATGCTTTTTCGCTGATGTTTCATCGCATCAATAGCGTAAACATGTCGCAATTCCTTGAAGAAAACCCCGATCTTCTTCCGCCGGGGCTAAACGCGGAAACAAACCAAACCATCGTAATTGTTAAAAAGTAGGAGTAACTATGAGTAATGAACTCGCAATGTTGGACTTAGGTCTACCGGCATACCTTAAAGAACTGGAACTAGATGACGCAACCAAAGCCCTGATGGGTGGTAGCGGTAGTGGTGGTATGAAACGTATCTCCATCAAGGGCGGCGTATGGCGCATGATGGTCAACGGAAAAGAAGTTGCCAAGAATGAAGATCGTGCTATGAACGTGGTCATCGTTGCCGCTGCTCCTAAAGTGTCGCGCACCTTTTATCTCAAGCAGTATTCCGAAGGTGGTGAGCCCCTTGCACCTGACTGCTGGTCTGCTGATGGTGATTTGCCTGACGCTAAAGCAAGCATGCCGCAATCTAAACGCTGCGTGGACTGCGATAAAAACTTAGCTGGTTCGGGCCAAGGCAATAGCCGCGCATGCCGCTTCAGCCAACGCATCGCTGTTGTGCTGGGTAATGATTTGCGTGGGGATGTGTTCCAACTTACGCTTCCCGCTGGTTCTATCTTTGGTGCAGGAGAGCCGGGCAAGTGGCCTCTGCAAACGTATGCAAAGATGATTGGTGCAAAAGGTGTTCCGGTTACTGCTGTGGTTACTGAAATGCGTTTTGATACCGATAGCGCTACGCCTAAGCTGACGTTTAAACCTATCAAGGTGCTTGACCCCGCTGACCATAAGATTGTTATTGAGCAAGGTAAGTCTGAGTCCGCTATCAAGGCTATCACTATGACCGTGGCAGAAGCGGACGGAGCCAAGGTACAACCCGAAACTAAGCCAAGTGCCCCCGCTGCTGAGCCGAAAGCTGAAACGATTCCCGAAACGGTTCCTGAGCCAACCAAGCGCAGCGCGAAGAAAGAAGAAGAGCCGGAAGCCAAAAAGGATTTGTCCAAAATCCTTGACGAGTGGGATGATTAATCATGTCCAAGGGTTACTCACTACTTACATCACGAGAGATCAAGGAAGCCAATCAATCTCTACTTGGTGTGCAGCTTGGAGTAATCTGCGTTAACAAGAATATACCTGTCAAAGACGTTGCTGAGTTTTTTGAAGTAAGTCGAGTAGCGGTGTATTCTTGGTTCCGAGGCAAGACAGTTGTTTCGGGTAAACACGCGGACAAAATGCACAAGTTAATTGCTAAGTTAAGCTGATGGTTTAAGGGGAGCTAGGTTAGCTACCGAAAAGGGCGATTACCGTCACGCCCCTGCTCACTCCTTTTTTGATGACGCATAAGGACGGATATGACCACGAGGAATGAGTTTCTGACTCTGGTACTCCCGCCGCTGCACGAAGGTGAGCATTACTGCGCCTTTGGCATTAAGACGGTGGACGAGAAAGATGTTGTTCGGCAAAAGTTTGTTGGCAGCATAGAGGAGATAAGCGCACGAGCAGATGCGCTGGTTGCGGAAGGATTCAATGCGTTCTTTGCTATGGCTAAATTTGGCAACCCCAAAGATGGTCGTACTACGAACAACGCGCTATTCCTTAAGTCGTTTTATATTGACCTTGATTGTGGCCCGGGTAAACCCTATGTTGACATAGGCACGGGGCTTGTTGCCTTAAGAAGTTTTTGTAAGACTACTGGACTGCCACGCCCTACGATTGTGAAGTCGGGGTTAGGTGCGCACGTGTATTGGGTGCTGGATGCAGCTATCCCCCGCAAGGAGTGGAAGCCATACGCTGACCGCCTCAAGGGGTTATGCGTTGAGCATGGGTTTGATGTTGACCCTGCCGTAACTGGCGAAGCTGCGCGGGTACTGCGTGTGCCTGAGACCTACCACGTTAAAGACCCAACGAATCCGATTTTGGTTGAGGTACTGCATACAGCGCCTACGCTGACATTGAGCGCGGTTCAGCAGCTACTTGCCCCAAGCGACGACATACTTAAGGCACTAGAGAAATCTGAGTACCGCCGCCCAATGGATGCGGTCACGATGGCGCTTATGGGTAGCAGCCAGTCACGGTTTAAGACCATCCTTATCAAGTCGGTAGAGGGTACGGGATGTAAACAGATACTTGACATCTTTGAGAATCAAGCAACGGTTGACGAGCCACTGTGGAGAGCGGGACTGAGCATTGCCCAGCATTGCGTTGATCGCGATAAAGCTATCCATGTAATATCCAACAAGCACCCCGAGTACTCGGCTTACAACACAGACCGCAAGGCCAACGAGACAAAAGGCCCGTACACCTGCGAAACATTTAAAAAGTTAAATGCCAGTGGTTGCGATGGTTGTACACACAAGTTTACTTCTCCTATACAACTTGGTAGGGAGATTGCCGAGGCTACTGAAGCAGATAGCATCGTCATGGACTTGGAGCCTGAGACAAAAGAACTCAAGCAATTCGTTATCCCTGCGTACCCGTTCCCATTTTTCCGTGGTAAGAGCGGTGGCATCTACATCAGGGACAAGGACAAGGACGATAACGATAAAGAAGAAATTGTTTACCCGTATGACTTTTATGTAGTCAAGCGCATGCAAGACCCTGATTTGGGTGAGACGTTGTTACTGCGACTGCACTTGCCGCAGGACGGTGTACGGGAATGGATTATGACGTTGCCCAATGTCCTGTCTAAAGAAAAGTTTATCGGGACTGTGGCTTCGTTTGGTGTAACCGCATTGGGTAAGAAGCAGGATTCCTTAATGTTCTACATAACTAAATGGGTGGAGACCCTTCAAATGAATTCAAAAGCAGAAAAAGCACATCGCCAGTTTGGCTGGATTGAGGACGAGTCGGGCATCATTGTTGGCGATAGAGAAGTACGCGCCATTGAGACGGTATATAGCCCGCCATCCGCACCTACGCTGCCACTGGTTCCGCTGTTCCAAGTTAAAGGCGACTTTCACGTATGGAAAGAAACGATCAACGCGTATGCTAGACCGGGCATGGAGTGCAGAGCGTTTGCCTTCTTCATGGGGTTTGGCACATTGCTGATGAAGTTCACCAACTTGGACGGGTTCTTACTCAACTTGGTAAGCCGCGAGTCAGGTTCGGGCAAGACCACAATCTTGCAAGCTATCAACAGTATCTACGGCAGGCCCAAGGAATTACTGCTATCCCCTAAAGATACATACAACTCCCGCATGAGCCGTCTTGGCGTGATGCAAAGTTTTGCGGTGACGATGGATGAGATAACAAATATGTTACCTGACCAAATGTCTAATCAAGTGTACGACGTTACTTCGGGTCGTGGCAAAAACCGCATGAAGCAGCACGATAACGCAGAGCGTAGGAACGACACCAAGTTTCAGACTGGCCTTATTACTTCGTCTAATCGTTACATTACCGATGCACTGCTGTCTATAAAGGGATTCCCTGATGGGGAACTAAAACGTATTTTAGAGATCAACATAAAGCCCGATCCGTTTGACGATGCGACATGGGCACGTGAACACTTTGGTAAGTTGATGAACAATTATGGGCATGCCATTGAGCCGTTCTGTCAGGCAATAGTTTCGCAGCTACCGATGGTCAAAGAGAAGCTATCTGAAATGCAGGCACGGATTGAGCGCATTGGGGAGATTAAGAACGCCGAGCGTTATTGGGCGTTGATGGCTTCCCTTGCTATGACTGGCGGCGCGATTGCTAAGCAGCTTGGACTGCACGACATTCCAATCAAGCCGGTTTTTGACTACTCCATTGAGTTAATTAAGGAGACCCGTGTACGTAACCGCGAGTACATGTTTGACAGTGATGACTTCTTGGGCGGCTTCTTGCAACGGCATTTCAACGAAATCTTGGTTATCAACGGTACTAAGGACGGACGCACTGGACTAGATAGCGGGCCGGTTAAGGAACCACGGGGCGCGTTGACTGCGCGGTATGAGCCGGATACCAAAATGCTATACGTTGTAACCCGTAGCTATCGTGAAGATTGCGGTAAAAACTTTACCAGCTATGAGGACTCGCTGGCTCCATACCGTAAGAGCGGCGCGTTAGTCGGGCAGAAGAAGAAGCGTATGACTGCTGGCACGACTGCTAACACCCAAGCACCAGTAAATGCTCTGTGCTTTGACACGACTAAGCTGGAGTTCTTTAATGAGAACGTACTGCTAAGTGAAGATTCTGAACCTACCCCTGCTGATTGAGTGGCATAAGTTCCAACCGGGCACATCTTTCTTTGTGCCTTGTTTAGAGCGCAAGCCTGTGGAAAACTTTATTTTACAAGAAGCCAAACGGCTTGGGCTTAGCGTTGTTTGTAAACGAGTTATTGAGAACAAAGTCTTTGGTGTACGTGTCTGGCGCAATGAGGATTAATCCTCAAAGAACTTTGCCTCAACTTCAGGGCGTAGTTTCTTGTTAAACGTGACACCATTAATCATGTTCTTCTCAGCATTCTTACGTGCTGTTAAAGATTTCTGTTTGGTATCACCAGTTATACGTTCCGTTGGGTGCGCTGCATTGAAGGCCAATATATCATCGTTAACCTCTCCCAACATTTGCGTATCACCAGCAGTTAGCGCCATGTCATACAGGTTGAGCAGACGGACGCGGCGCTGTAGAACTTCCTTCTCAAAGGCTTTAGCAGCGGATGTCTTTTCGTAGGTACTGGACAAGTTTGCTGGGGAGAACCCGAAGGCTTGCATCAACGAGTTATACGCACCAATATCTTCCTCAATGGGGTCACCCTTAAGCGTCTTAGCGCCCTCGGTCATATAGCGAAAGCCCTTCATGCCGTTACGTATAAAGCTAGGAGCCAGTGACTCGAAGGCGCGTTCTACATGCCCTTCATTCATCATCTTAATTGCTTTGTCTGCGTTAACAGCATACGAAGCAGCAGGGCCAAGCGCCTGTTGAATTGCAGTCAAAGCAAGCCCGTGATCGGCAACACTGCGTGGGTCGTCCCGATAGATTAAGTCCGTTGCAACACCTACGCGGTTAGACAATTCTATATTTGTTGCGTAGTTTAGTGGGCCTTTGTACAAGAACTCGCCAAAAGTATCGCGCATCTGTTCATTGAAATTATACGGTTCATCATCGCTTCCAAACAACGAGTGAATCATGGTAGCCAGCGTGGACATAGCACCGTAGAACGGCAAGCCCTTTGCACCACCAAATGCCATTGCCATACCGTATGTAGCGAGAAGTTGTTTACGGGCTGCATCACGTACCTGTTTACTCTCGCCCTTGTAAGCCTGATGAAAGGCGCGGGCTATTACAAACGCTTGGTTCCACACAAACGACTTGAACGTAAAAGCTACACGACCCAATGGGTGCTGCATCCACTTAGGAGCGGTAGCAGCAAGGCCGGAAGTATGCGCATCTTTTACCATATTAAGCGCTTCGCGTATTGCCTCCTGTTCACTCTTACCATGTTGTTTTGCTAAATCATAGGCGGCGATAGCCGTAGTAGCGCGGTTGAATTTCTCACTTGCGGAGAATGGTAATGCCAACCCTTCAAGTATCTTAGCCTTAACTCCTGAGTACTCCGCAGTGGTTTCTCTACGGCCTTCTAATACTTCACGGGCCATTGTGTGCTGAAGCTGAGCGTGATCCATCATGGCTTGGTACAACGCTTTGTACTTCGGATTGTTTTGCCACTGATTGACTGCAACCTTACTAGCATTGAGCATTGCAGTACTAGCGTTACCGATACCGTACTTACCACCAAGCATAGGCCAGACCATCATAGGCAATGAAGTCAAGTTAACCAGCGCAGACGATGCGTTGGCTGCAATAAACTCAAAGTAGCTTAATGATGTAGCCCCATGCACAAGGGCACTATATGTGGGGTTATGGTAGAAGTTAGATTGACTACGGATATTATCCGCCGCTGCATACACATCGTCGCGGTTGACGTTCTGCGCTTGAGCGCCAATTTCATCTAAGGCTCCATCAATCTTAGCGGAATACTGAGAGTTAGTTAGTTTTTTAGCCCATTTAATACCCACTTCTCCGTAAGCACGGATAATATCTTGCTCCATACCACGCACATTGTCGCGCTTCATGAACTGCTTAGCAATAGACTGCGCAGGAAACAAAGCTAGGTAGGATTGGTACACGCTATCAAGCTGCTGCGTACTTGCGCCTTTTGCTTGTAGGTCAGCCATGATAGTTCCTAAGAAGGAATTGGGTGGTACGCCAGCGCCATTGAACGCAATTTGTTGTAAGTTTTGGTACAACTTGTGCGGCTGGTTTTTGAGCACATCTCTAACGAACTGCTCACGCTCACGGATAGACTGGAACGCAGAGGCAGCACGCTCCCCGCTTGTAGGGTCAACATACTCTACCCAAAAATCCCCACGACGCAAGAACGGTATGTAACCTGTAAGTTTCTTACGAGTCTCAAACTGCAACTTTAACTTAGCTGCTAGAGTGGGCGATACGCTTTGCAACAAGAAGTTTTCATATTCTTTCAGACTGCCTTCATAGAAGTTACGTACCGTTGTGTACACACCCCGTACATCAGCAGGTAGCGAGTTAAACGCGGCCCGCATCTGCGCAGCTTGAGCAGCTTGTGTTGGTGTAGGTTTGAAGTTGGGGTCAGCCAAATCAATTTCTGCGAGGCTGGCATCATAGGCAAGCTGATTAAGACGTTCCACTGCTTGCGGATGGGCTTCTTGTACAGCCATAAACTTTTTATAGTCTTCATTGACTTTAGCAACACGGCGCTCTTGGTCACCATTACGCTTCTCAAGGGCATCCAGCAACTTCTGTATAGAAGGTAGTTCCTTGCCGTATATGGTATTAAAATGATCTAACCGAAATGCGCCAAATAACAACTTAGTAGCGGCTGGCCCCATATACATCGGGCTATCCTTGTTGCTGATGTTGGAGAGCGTGTTCCTAGCGTTTTCCAGCGTTTTGCCTACCAGTTGAGGCATAGACTTACCAATATCTCCCACAGCATTGAACCCAGAACTAACGGCTTGCCCCATACCCATAAACAAGGTATCAGCGTTGTTTGGTTTTACGTCTTTGGAAATGTCGATAGCGTTGTTGACGAACTTCAACCCAGCATCATAGGCAGACTGCCCTTTACGGAAGCCTAAGAACTCAGCAACGGATTGCATCATTCGCACAAACATGTTTTCGCTGCGCGGTGCTTTGATTGTCTTAAGCAACGCTTGGAACTCGGGGTTACCAGTCAACTCAGCAGCAAACTCCTGCAAGCTGTTTGCACCATAAGCAGAGCCAAATTGGTTTTTTACCTGCTCAAAGAACTTAGTGAACTCTTTGGTCAACGGGTGGTTAGGGTTATCCAGCACGTGCGAGATAGCAGCATGGGTAACTTCATGGATAACGGTATGCGCGTTTAACCCGTTGGTTGGGTCAAGCGTGATTGTGTTAGTAAGTGGGTCGTAGGAGCCAGCCTTACCTTGCAAATCACCAATAACAACTTTGGTTTTTAGCCCCAGCGACTGAATCTTACGTAGTACACGTTGTATCTCAGGTGTCTTAATGACGTTGCCCAAGTGCCCAAGCAAGCTATTGAGGTCACCCTTTTGCGCAAGGCTACGCCCAGTCTCATCAAGCTGCGGGCCTACATAGACAGGAGACCACAGCCGTATACCTAGCTTCTGAAAAATTCCTTCGTTTATTAAGTCAGCATCCCGTGCAGCATCGGCATCAGTGTACTCCTCAATAGTGTCAAGTTTTTTCTTAGACTCAGCTATATGCGCTTCAACAATACCTTTAGCCCGATCTTCAAAATCAGAAATAGCTTTGCGGGTTACGCTAGAGATAACCGTGTCGCGTTGTTTTTTAGGTAGCCCTTGCAAATAAGAAAGCAGTTGTGGTGCATCCCCGCCAGAAGCAGCGATGGCTTTTGCTACGCCTTCAAGTTCGCGTTGGTTCTTTGCGGCCTGTTCTGGCTCTTCAGCCTTGGCAATAATGTCTTGCAGGTCAATGTACCGATTAAGCAGCGCGGGTAAGCGCAGCATGTTGTGCTCATCAGTACCAACTTGGGACTCGGCGGGAAGGTCTTGGGGTTTAACTCCCAATTTCCCTGCTGTATCTAGCAAGATACCGCGCATTACACTATCGGTTTTCTTGTCATTGTCCTCAACAAACTTAGTACGTTCTTGCTCCGCCGCAACTGCACCTTGTTCGGCTTTGATCTTGTCAGCCGCAGCCTTCTTGCCTATTGGGGCTGCTGGTGCTTCTTGTCCTTGCGCTTCTGTTTGCTGGGTTTCAATGGTTTGATTGCCACTTGGGGTTCCTTCTTGAGTTGTAGGTTCGGTTATCGGGGCTGCTTCTAATGCACCAAGCTGTTGGCTTTCTCTTCCAACAAGTTCTCCAGTAGCTGTGCTAGGAGATACCACTCCGTTGGGTTCAGTGGATTCAATTCCTCCGGTGCTGGGTGCATTATTGGGTTCACTAGGAACTGAAACGCCCGCTCCACTTGGCTGTTCGACATTTGCTGCAACATTCTCTGCTCCTTGGAACTCGGGACGCGCTAAAAAGGCGTCGATCTTCTCTTTAATAGGCTGGCTGCGGTTTTCGCCATACGCAGTAAGTATCCGCTTAACTTCAGCGGCATCCCCGGGGGTGGCTATGTCCTTACCTTCTAGCAACTTGTTTTTACGAATGAGCGCAGTGGGGCCAATACCCAGACCCTTTAGAGCATCATCGTTAATGACTGTGGGTAGTTGTTGTGGGGTAGGTGGTACAGGTTTTTGTACAACTACAGGTTCAGTAACATCGGTCGTTACATCTGGCGATGTTAAATTAGGTTGAGTTGCTGTTGTAGGAGTTGTTGTAGGTTGTACATCTTTTGGCCCGCGCTTAGCAGCCAGCGCAGCATTTTCAGATTGCACTTGCCCAATGGTTTGCGCCAATGGGGATGCCTGTTGGGCCAACGATACCAAGTCGGTAGGCGTATCGGTCAATTCAGCAAGGGCAGCTTTGAGTTTCTTTTGGGCTTCTTTAACTTCAGCCGCATCACGTTGTTCAGCCAATCGTTGCTTGTTGATCTCAGCCTTTTCATCTTTAGTTGCAGCCTTCTCCACCGCAGGAGTTAATTCACCTTGCTCAGTAAATAGTTCTTGCTGTGTACCTTTGGGTTCTTTAGGCGGCTTTATGCCTTCATACTTTTCCCTAAGAGCTTTTACTTGGTCAGTTTCTGATACAGGTGGATTTACCAAACTTGTAGCTGGGCCGGTCTCAAACCCCGGCAATTCTTGTTGCGCTTGAGCAGCTTGAAAGCCTTCAATCTGTTGCCCAGTGCGCCCAACTTCAGCAGCCTGCTGGCGTTCTTGCCTTTTATCTAATGCTTCTTGGTACTGTTCTTGGCGTTCTTTACCGCGACGCCCAGCCTCAATTCCTCCACCTAGCGCACCAAAAGCACCGCCGCTTACTGCGCCACGGACAGAGGACTCCATGATGCGTTCCCACTCTTTGCTGCCAAAGATTTGCGGGTTTTTACCTACGAAGTTTTCAGCAGCAATACTGATGGCTTCTTGCATACCTTCGGTAATGCCTTCAACGCCAGCGGCTTCTAACATGCCTGCGGATACAGAGCGCAACAAGCCCTTGTCCATACCAGACTTCTCAAGAACTTTTTCAATGATGCCAACCTTCATGGGGCCGGTCAGTTTGTTCATCAACTTTGCGGGAAGCACGGAGTCAAGCGCAGCAGAGCCAGCACCAAACAATAACGATGCCCCGGGCGCTAACTCACCAGTTTTTTCGTAGACGTTTTGAAATACCTCTGGGGCATTTTGTGCATAGGAGCCAAGGAAGATACCGGCGTTCTGTCCAGCTTCTGCTTTTGCTGCAAGTTGTGGTGCAGCCTGTTTGAGCCCTTGATTAACGAATGCAGTGGCGGCTTCTCCAGCAAGGCCACGTTCTGCGGCTTGGGCGGCTAATGCTTTTGCTGCGGCAGTTGTAGCAGTGCGTCCCGCTAGTGCTGCGCCCCCTACCCCGGGGATAAGTGAAGTAGCAATATTAGGAACTTGCTCAGCTACATTCTCAAGTATAAAACCGGGGTAGTCCCCTATACCCTTAACATCACTCAAGCTACCATACTGAGGAGCATAAGACTTGGAAATTTCTTCTTGTGTCTGCTTAGCGCTTTCCATTTTCCGTTTGGCATAGTCATTAAAGCCAAGAGCGGACGCGCCCATTGCGGGAATGATATCGCTAAAAGTAGACCCAAGCTGCTTAGCACCACGGACAACACCTTTACGTAGCATTTCCCCATACGTGTAGTCAGGCTTAAACTCAGACGTATCTGGTTCTGAAGCCGGTTGGGAAAACTGTTGCGCAATTTGCGCTAAGCGTGTAGCAGCAGCCGTATCTCCAGCAGCATCGGCATTCCGCAATGCTTGCAGGACGCTTTTCAAGTCCATACGACTTCCTTTATTACTTTGGAGCTAAGTATTTATTAAGCAACTCTTTATCACTTGCACTAAAAATTGGCGAAGAACTACCGCTTATATTCCGTGTTGCATCTCGCGCTAAAACTTGTTCAATCTTTTGGTTAAGCGCTTGTTTGAATTCCGGCTTGTCTACTACGTTTTTACCATATTGGTCTAGTGTTTGTTTTTTCCAAGCAAGTACTTCAGGATGGTTAGCATACTCCCCACGCCATTTAAGAAGTTGGTCTTGTGTTAAACCGCCTTTCCCTTCAGCAGCAGCACCGGCAACAGCAGCCCTAAGTTCAGCCGCTTGTACACGAGCATCAGCGCCAAGTTCAGCAGCGTATCGAGTAGCTCCAGCATGTTCCCTAGCAGCGCCCAATGTAGCGCCAGCATGGATGTTAGCAGCGCCCAATGTAGCTTCAGCCGATCTATCAGCATGGTACTTATTAACCTGCGCGCCAAGCAAATGTTGCCAATCTTGGTGGGCGAGTTCAGTATCCTTACCTGTTGCAGTCATGATAGCGCTAACACCAAAACGATCTCTTTCATCCGCAGATTTAGCCGCATTAGCACGGGCAGCTTGAGCGGTTTTCCAGTCATCCCTACTTTCAGCGCGTTCAGCTTGTTCCACATAAGCCAGTTCTTTCTGGCGTTCTTTCTGTGCTTTTATAAGTTCTCTATTGGCAACTTGCCAGTCATCCGCGCCAACCATCGCGCCCTTACCAATGTTTTCAAGGGCATGTTGAGAAGTACCAGACATCATTGCTAGGCCAGCTTTAAAGATAGCCATGCCTTTAGCTTGGTCACGAAGAGCCCCAGCTTGTTCAGCCTCTGCTTGTAAAGACTTCTTATAGTCCTCTAGTGGCTTACCTACAGGTTTGCCCTCATTTAAGTTATTTAATATATCTCTATCCCGAGCAGCGGCGCGGGCAAGGTAACCTTTATCCCCAGAAAGCTGTTCATTGGTGGTATCTAGCAAGCTCTTACCAGTTGGCGCTGTAGCAAATGCAAACGGAGAAGCTGAACTAGCTGCCCCCGCCCCTGTTCCTACCCCCGCCCCTGTATTAGTTGGCGCGCCCATTCCAGTTGTTGGTGCTGGCTTCTTAACAAGTTGGTCAATGCCCGGAGCCGCAGGCGCTTGAGATACACGTGGGTCGTTAGCCGTTGTCATTTGCCCCGGACGGCTTGTACCTACAGGTGTAGGAGTTGTAGACGCTGCTGGGTTTCCGGGAGTAGGAATACTTGGTAATGCAGTAATCCCTTGGTCTTTAAGGTTTTGCAACTGCCCCATAGTAAGTTGCGCCCCACGACTATTAAGAACATCCATAATACTTTTAGCTGCTTGCCGTTCTGCATCACTTTGCTGCATAAACATCCCAACAGGCGCAGAAGCAGGGCCATATTGGTTTTTTAACTGGGTTAATAATGCCGCTTTTTGTTGGTCTTCTCCAAAACTTTGTTTTACCCCGCCCCACCACCGTCCAAACGGAGTACCACCCTCTTCAAAATGCTGAACGCCGTGCCCATCAGTATCACCGCCACCAGCAAACGCCACAATACCGCCCGGGGCATAGCTTTGTGTAGGTAAGTTGCTCTGTAAGTTGCCAACTCCCGCTGCTTGTTGAGCATGCGCCATTACTTCTTCTGCAATGGGAGGTTGTTTGTTTTGTTGAGCCCCCTGCATACCAGCAGCTTGAGATTTCTCTTGGGTCTTTTGTTGGATAAGAGGGATGCCAATATAGGCAGGGATGACCCCATCCTGCACACCTTTAGTGAGCATTTCAATCGAATAAGCGCCGGGGTTAGATAAAATTTTCTGGGCAATGCCGGTCATGCTGCTACCCTCTTTTTGTTCAAAACATTGTGCAAGCCTAGTGTATCTAGGCCGTGAGAGGCTTTAATTACACCACCTTTTTTCTTTCCAAGGCTACTTAACCCGTAGGCCGCAGTGCCAAGACCCGCAAGCTGCGATATCCCACTAGGCGCTGCTTGATACTGGGTTGTAGTCTGCCCCGGCACCGCATACCCACGGAGCAACGCGTTAAATGCATTAAGGTTTTGCATCGGCTGCTGCTGCGCCTGCGCATAGTTGTTAATCGCATTGTTGATGTACTGCTGCATCTGGTTCTGCTGTTGACCACCAATCTGGTTCTGCAAGCCCAATATGCCCGTCTGGGCTGCAAGTTGAGAATTACCAAGATTACCCAGTTGCCCAGCCATTTGGCCCGCTGTACCGTATCCGGCTTGTTGGGCACCGACCCCCGAGAGTCCTACGCCAGCGCCTTGCATACCTTGTGCCGTGCCTTGAAGCCCAGTCTGCGCACCTTGAAGCCCATATTGACCGGCATTAATAGCCTGACCAACACCTTGGAGTCCAGTTTGGGAACCTTGCATACCAGCTTGAGAGCCTTGAATACCTTGTGCCGTGCCTTGTAGCCCAGTTTGTGTACCTTGAAGCCCATATTGTCCAGCGTTAATAGCTTGACCGACACCAGATAGCCCTACACCCGCGCCCTGCATACCAGCTTGAGCGCCTTGGATACCTTGCGCTGTACCTTGGAGTCCAGTTTGCGTACCTTGAAGCCCATATTGTCCAGCGTTAATAGCTTGACCAACGCCCGAGAGTCCTACACCCGCGCCCTGCATACCAGCTTGAGCGCCTTGGATACCCAGCCCGGCACCCTGCATACCTGCTTGACCGCCTTGGATGCCGAGTTGCCCAGCGTTGATAGCTTGTCCAGCCCCTTGAAGCCCCAACCCAGCACCCTGCATGCCTTGTGCCGTACCAGCCAAAGACCTATCTACACCTGCAAGGCCAGCTTGTGAACCTTGGATACCTGTTTGATACGCTTGGTTAGCGGCGTTAAGGCCAGCTAGTCCAGACTGCGTACCTTGCATGCCAAGACCGTACATCGCGCCAGCTTGCCCAACACCGGACATAGCATTTTGTTGCCCTTGTAGCGCAGTGCCAATACCTGATAGGCCAAGTTGCCCACCTTGCAGTGCAGTACCTAAGCCAGATTGAGCGCCACTTAAACCTTGTAGGCCAAGCCCTGCCCCGTACTGCATGTTTTGCTGGGCTCGGTCATACGCCTGTTGAGCGCCAGTAGCTTGATTTTGATTTTGCAATTGTTGCAGATTACGCTGCGCTTCAGCATTCTCAATAGCCTGCCGTGAACCACCAAAAGCACCAACATTTGCAGCCTGCGCACCACGTTTAGTTGAAGCAATATCGGCGTTACGTTGTAACTCTTGGTTCTGTATATCCGTTACATTTTGCGTGTACGGATTCATGTACTTTTGGTACGCGCCGGGGTCAGTAGCTTGCTGGGCATAGTTTTGCCCTGCCGCAGCTTGTTGGCGTGCTAAATCTTGTGACTGCGCCGTAATGCCTTGGCCTGTTTGTTGGGCGTTTAACCCCATTTGCCCAATTTGCGAGGACAGGTCACCGTAACCTAAAGCCCTATTAGCCAGACCGGCAGCTTGGGAACCGTAGCCAGCGCCTTGCGCACCATAGCCTTGTGCTTGACCGGCTAAGCCAGCAGCTTGGGAACCGTAGCCAGCGCCCATACCACCATAGTTAGTGCCGCCCTGCATACCAAGTTGTTGGCCCATTTGCCCAGCCTGTTGGCCTTGCGCACCATAACCATACGATGCACTGCGTGCCGCTGCGGCATCTTGGGCTGCTTGAGTAGCTGTTTGCGCACCTATATTCTGGCCCTGTATGCCGGATTGCTGCCCCTGCATACCAGATTGAGCACCTTGCATGCCGTAACCATACGACTGGTTTTGCGCTATGTTGGCATTTTGATTGGCTTGGTCAGAGGCCCGCATAGCAAGGTTTTGACCCATAAGCCCAGACTGTTGCCCTTGCATACCAGCTTGAGAGCCTTGTGCCCCATAACCATACGACTGGTTTTGCGCTATGTTGGCATTTTGATTGGCTTGGTCAGAGGCCCGCATAGCAAGGTTTTGACCCATAAGCCCAGATTGCTGCCCTTGCGCACCATAGCCCGCGCCCTGTGCGCCGTAGCCATACGCTTGACCTTGTGCCATGTTGGCATTTCGGTTGGCTTGCCCATACGCTTGCTGCCCTATGCCTTGACCTTGCATACCAGACTGAAACCCAGCCTGCCCGTAGCCAGCACCTTGCGCTGCGGTATTTAACCCACCTTGCCCTGCTATATTAGCTAGTTGAGTAGCTTGGTTAAACTGCCCCGGCATCTGTAGGTTTGCAGCATTCCCTTGAACTTGTTGTTGCAAGGGGCTAAACCCGGCTACGTAATCTTGTGGGTTTTGGCTGTAAGGCGTAAATGGTTTTGTATTTTCTATCTTCCCAGTATCTGGATTTACATTAAACAACTGTGATGTAGCACCACCAAGTACTGTTTCAACTTGAGGGCGAAGCCAGTCAGGAATGTTTGACTGCGTAACATTTGTTTGAGTTGGAGCACTGCTGCCGCCGCCACCGCTCATATAAGCACCTCGACTAAAGTATTTCTGGGTTCAAAGTTGTAGCGTTTCCACAAGCGCACTATGGCTGGACGCCCATATCCTTGTATTTTCGTTGCGCCACGTTGTTTTAGCAAGAGCTTTAGCTGTTCCATAGTGTCTTCACTTGATATAAGTTTTCCACCAATGGTAGTTACAAACGCCACTCTATGCAGGGGGTAATTGATAAACGATACGGTTGCCGCCCCGTGGATTTTATTTTCTTCGTCAACGGCTACCAATAAAAGCCATTGCCCAGCGGTTAAGAATGCTTGGATATGCGCCACGTTGTACGACTGTGCCCAGTCAGGAAAATCCCCACCCTTTTGCATAGCCTCTTCAATGAAGGGCTGCACTACAGGCCAGATTTGCTGGATATGTTCAGTCTCAACGTGGCGTATAAAAAGGGTCATTCTTTATCCACTAAAGAAGTAATACCACCTTCTGCAAAATACATATTGCCCATACCAGTACCGGCACGACCATTGCCGCCCATACCGCCAAGACCAGCAAAAATTTCACTCATGTTGCCACGGTTTACCATATCCATACCTTGCTGTCGCATTTGGCCTATATTATTTTGCTGTGCTTCCCATTGCGGGCGAGACATTTTTACTTCCTGCGTGGGGCTACTAGCATACGATTCGTATGAAGGTTGTTGAGCTGGCCCACCGCCGTAACTTGATAGCCCATTTGGCCCACCACGGTATTGGTTCATACCCCCACCTTGAGAACTAGTAGGGGAGTAGTCTTGTGGTACTTGTGCTGGCAGGGTTTGCAAGCCAGCTAACATACCCGGGTAACCTTGCGGCATTTGAGTGGCTTGATTCATATAACTTTGCTGTTGTGGCTGCTGCATACCACCGTAGCCCCTACCCATACCCCTACCAAAAGGAGAGCCACCGCCAAAGCCACCATAGCCACCACCCATACCACCGTAACCTTGGTTCATACCACCATAGCCACCGTAACCTTGGTTCATACCACCATAGCCGCCACTAAACGGGTTATAGGGAGAAGGTTGTTGGAACCCTCGTTGTTGCCTCATCCCATACTGGCTTACATTGTTAGATGCGTATGGATTCCCATAATCTTGATATTGCCCACGATATATGGGTTGGAAGAACTGCTGGTTATTATTTTGACCCATGCCAGAACCTATACCAGCACCCATGCCAGCGCCACTTATACCCCTGCCAAAACCACTATCAAAATCACTACCACCTTGGGCTACAACATTTGGGTTCCCGCCATAACCCCCATTACCCATAAAACCGGGGCCACCGGGGCTACCAAAACCACCGCCCATACCGCCATAGCCAGCATTGGGAGCCTGACCAACACCATACGCAGCATTACTTATCGAGGGAAAATTACCACGTATTGTGTTCCCAAACCCTACGCTGTTATTACCACCGCCTACACCAGCAGCGGCAGCGCCTACTCCTGAACCAGATAGGCCACTACCTGTACCGGCAAAACCCATACCCCCACGAGCAGCACCACCTTCAGCACTACCACCACTTGGGGCACCGCCCATACTAGGATTACCCATCCCAGTACCGTAACCGCCTACCCCTCCAGCCGGAGCGCCATCACCGCCGCCACCGCCACCACCACCTGCACCGCCGCCACCAGACATAGTATTCTCCTTATGCGGGCAAGTACTTGCCTGCGTTGATTTCACGCCCCTGCTTGGGGTTACCTGTTCGTGCTTTACGCACCCGATTCATCATTGCGTATAGCTGTTTTGCACCGGCATCTGAGGAGCCATTACCCAAGTGAGAAACGACATCGGCAGGGACTACGAACTCTTCATTAGCTAACCTTGCAGGTTGCTTATCGGCAATAGTAGCAGGGATATTATCCGACATTCCATCCCCCGGGCCTTTGAGCATGCGCCCACCATCAGAATAGCTACCAAGATCAGCAATACCACCGCCAGCATAACGAGGAGATGGCGCGTCTGTAGGTCTGTAAACACTAGGGTCATACTTAAAAAAGCTCAATGGCCCAGTGTATTTTTCAGGGGTATACCCCGCACTTTTTGGTGCCGCTAACGCAGCAAGACCGACAGCACCCGCACCGCCATACAACAATTTTTTAGACGCTGGTAGGGCTTTCCACTCTTTTGCTAAATCTTGCATGAAGCCAGATTCTTTACCCGCTGCGGTAGAAGAAACGGAAGGGAGCGTGGAAGCGCCGGGTTTAAGACCGCCAATACCTAATTCTTCTGCACCAGCGCCAGAAGTTAAACCTGCCTGCGGGGCTAATGATGTAGAGGGCATACCAACTGGAGCGTTAGCAATGTTCATATTGCCTGCTGTACCAGAACCCAAAGGAGGAGTTGAACCAGCTAACATTTGGTTAGTGTTGAAATTTGCCCCGGGGACATCTAAAAAGTTTGTGCCCGGAACTCCTGTAACCGGCATAGGCGCTGCCGCTGGAATACTAGAACCAGCTTGCATTGGATTAAAAGAAGCACTGGAAGGCAGGCTTAAACCCGGAGTAGCAGCTTGTGTCCCAAGACTAAAGTTACTAGCGGCGGCGGGGTTAAACATATTTGCTTCTGGTAGAAGGCTAGTAATGCCGGGAGTTGTAGCAGCTTGAGCGCCTAGACTAGTTGTCGTTGGGGCCGCAGCAGCACCGGGCATAATACCGTTACTAATGCCACCCATTAGGCCACCTATCAGCGCACCTTTAAGTGGGTCACCACCAGTAAGAAGGGATGAGCCACCGCCCATCGCTGCGCCCATCAGGGCTGTTTCCATTAATCCACCGTCCATAACAGACTCCTTAAAACTATACTTTTACTTTAAGCACGTTACCCGCAGAGGTATCATAATATATATCCCCCACCCGCAAATTGGCTGAATCTGCCTGTGTCGGCAAACTTGGCGTTGTTGTACCCGCTGTGGGGAAAAAACTTAATCCCGCCACAATGTCTGTGCCGTTACGCTGCGTACTAGCCACCATCGGCCCAGCGTTATCTAGCTGGTTAAAGTACAAACGCAAAATGTTTGTTATCTGGTTTATGAGCGCCGGGTCGTACTCATTGCCTATTGCAGCGGGTAATTTGGGGGCCGTTACATTTTTTTGTGCCATTACCTACGCCCATCCAGTCTCATATCAATACGGGGAAAGCCAAGTTGCCATTGCGTACCAAGCGTGTTAGACGTAATCTGCATCTGCATTTGGCGACCGCGAACCCTGATGTATATTTGTCCGGTAAACTCATCGACGTTAATAACCGAAGGAGCCGTGCCGTTGTATGTAACCCCAGCGCTGCCCGACTGTGTAATGCCAGAGCCTGAATTATTTAATCCCTGAAGGTACATAGTTACGGCGGGAGTTGTGCCGCCGGTTGATCCACGGAAAGTCAAATCGGGAATCATGCGGTACACAAACGCAAAGTTGTGCCCATCTCCAATATCGTACTGGGAAGATGTAATAGACGCAGCAATAGCTGTTGCGGGGAAAGAAGTGCCGTCGTCTACCCCATTCTCATGTTCAACAATGTTGTAGCTGTAAGTAGCCGCAATCGGGTAATTGCGCAGGCCGGTATCTAACCAAGCCGTACGGGCCATTGTGCCGTACTGCCAAATATCTTCTGTGTAGTTGTAGATAACATATCTATCAACAGTTGTACTGTCTGACGAACAGTAAAACCACCAGACTTCATTAAAACCTTCATTGGTACTACCAAATACTTGTTCAGATTGCGCTAGGTTTATATCACTATAAATATATTGACGTAGATCGCAGCGAAGGGTTTGGACACGACCATCATATTTGTAGAACTTATCTACGCCCATCCAGTAGCTAACGCCAGAAGCCATAGCCGCAGCGTTGGGGCCAATGATGGATATGTTGTCTGCAAGAATCTGTGAACTCCAGACATACGGCGGGCCAAGGTACTGCAAGGAATACAGGGAGGAATCTGTCCACACCAAAATCTCTTGACGGCTTTGTAAGGTAGTAACAATCTTAGAGCCGTGAGACAAACGCACGCTACCAGCTTGATTGGTAATTGATGGATACCATGTAGTCAAAGATTCTTGATCTGACCAGCGAATAAGCATGGGGTCAAGCGTAGTGCTACCGTAATCGTTTGTACCAAACACAAGTAGGAACCGGCTGGCATCAGATACAGTAAACGTGTTTTGATAGAGCGGGCAGTAGCCATCAGACCCCGCAAGGCTAGACAACAGAACCCCACGGGGAGAAATGGACTGCGTACCTGAACCAGCAGAAGAGGTGTTAATCAGCGCCCCAGTTGGGGTAAGGGACAAATTAAATGAACTAGAAGATATATACCTTACGTAGTAGGTAGTTCCCGGCAGCAAACCTGTAGGTAACGCTCCAGTTGTAGCCAGCGTGATGGGTGTTAAATCTGCAAGGCCCAAGCTACATGTTACAACACATGGAGTAGCGTTAGAAATTGAAATTGTTGTAGCCTGATACCCAACAGTAGCATCCCAGTAGTACAAAGGAAACCCACGAGGGCCGTAGACTAGATTTTGACCCCAGTTAACTTGGTTCCAAATACGAATGCCTGCGGCTGCGGGAGCAACCGATTGACCAATACCCCATGCGCCAGCATTCCAAGGGCCTGCGCCCCAGCCATCAGTAGGGACGTATGTAACTGAACCTGTTGTAACTTGGTAGACAGCGTAAACAGTACCGCCACCAGTAGTAGAAGAAGATGCTGTGCCTGCAACACGAATAGTATATGTAGAAGAAGATACGTAGGTAAGCTGGTATTCACCAGATACCGTAATGCCACCTACAGCAGTCCCGCCGTAAAAAGTAACGTAGTCATTGTCTGAAAAACCCGGCGTTGCCGTTACTGTTACCGTCGTGTACCCGCCAGAATTGGTTGCCGTGTTGGTAGCAAATGGGTTAGTCAGTGTGTCGCGTGTACGGATTGGGGTGACGTCATAATACGCGCCGCCGTTTTCAATATAGAACTTTACCGAAGTACCAATACCAAGCAAATTCTGCCCTGCCAGCGTTACCCAGTTCCACAAGGAGCGGCATATACCTAAGAATGTAGCCGCTGAAATACGTTGCCAGCCACCTATCTTCTCGGGCGTACCTTGACGAAACCGCACCTTGTCGGACTCATACCAACCGCCTTCGTTGGTGTACCGAGTGTTTTCCCGGTTAACCCCCGGCTTGAGTTGGAGCTTTTGTAAAGGCATTCGTCATCCAATTTTTATGCAAGCATTGAAGAAGCTGCCGTCTGTACGTGAGCGACCCGATTTAACCAGCCTTTCAGAAATTTCTGCTGGGTAGGGTTTTTCTCGGCTAGGCTATTGTAGAACGCTTCTTTCTGCTGAGCAAATTTTTGCAGGATATCTGTTGGGGCAGCCTTGGCTACCAAAGCCATTGTGGCGGGACCAATAGCGCCATCAGGCGTAGCCCCCACGGATTGTTGAAGGAACTTGGCAGCGCGTCCGGGGCCAGCGTTTACAGCAAAATCAAATACAGCATAGTCCACCCCTTGTGGTAGGTCGTCACCACGCACCTTGTCCCAGCACATTTTTTTGTAAAACGGCTTTACGTCAGAGCGGGTTAAGGCTTTCATTTCGCCCGGCTTAATTGGTCTACCTAAATACTCACTCCAAGCGCCAATCGTTACGCCAAGGTTGGTTTCCCCGCCAGCGTCATCTTTATCCCAAGCGTATCCGCCCTCGGATTGCATAACTCGGTCAAAAGACATATCAAAGTTGATGTTCATTTTGCTGCCACGCCTTGAATTTTTTCAGCAGTGCGCATACCGCCCAAGCCCAACATGCCCAGCAGCAACGGCATCATGGTTCCGGTGTCCATAGTGGGGAACTTGACCGGATGACCTGCCAGCGCAGAACCCCATTCAGCTAGTGGGCCTACGACGAACTGCACAGCGAACCCAGCGCCGCATATCCACCCAATAGCCGGACGCCAGCCGGAGACAAAGATACTGGAGCTTGCCGCCTCAATCTTGTTAATGTCCATTTGTCCCGCAATCTGGGTTAACTCACCAGACTGTTGGAGTTTCATTAACTCTAGCTTGGCATTAGCCGCCTGTGCGGGATCAGGGAAAACCCTATCAAAGACTTTGCCGCCGATGTCAAGCAGTGCGGATACTGGATCAAGTGCCATTTGGAGGCTCCTCTTCTTTGTTTGCGCCTACTTTTAGGCCCGATAACCAACCGATCAAACCACCAATGATGGTCTGAAATGCTGGCCCAATAATCTCAAATATCTTGGTGTTGTCTACTTCCTTGACAAACAGGCCATGAATCAGCGCCCAGATTAAGGACAGTACAACCGCGCACAGAGTAGCGGTGACCATGTAAGTAACTACGTTTACCAACTTGTCTTTACTGTTCATTTTTGCCTCGCTTTTTCCATGATCTTGGCTCTTAACAAAGGGCTGTCTGAAGTACCTGCCCACTCGGGTAAGGCGTTCCAAATAGTAGTGTAATCGTCTATGCTGCACTTCGACTTATCTAGCCACGCCAGCATAGCCTTGTGGCGCTCCGCTGGATCGTGCATTACCCAACCAATAACGTATAGCTCTTGTGTTGCACAGCTTGGCTGCGGTTTGGGCGGCGGCTTTGGTAAGGGCGGAGGGGGTTCCGTGGACAGTATGAGCCTGTCCCCTGCCAAGGCCACTGACATCAGCAACACAAAAATGAATAGGCCGCGCATACATGGGTTATTTCCTACGGTACTTTATTAACCTTCGTTAAACGCAAGAATATAATAAGTGCCACCGCCAACTCGCGTTGCGCCACCAGAATCTGAATAAATATCAACATTTCCTGCTGAGTAATTAGCCCCTGAGTATGCAGAATAAAGATAGGCAGTAGGGGCAGTAGATATTGAATAAATTGTTCCGCTTGTCATACCCGATGGATAACTTCCTGATGTTCTAGTAATTTTTACCCAATAACTACTACCGATACCTGCGGTAGTTGGTGTGGCCCAATTAGCACTACCTGTACTTTGAAATGTATCCTCATAAAACATAGTACCATTAGTATTAAAAGTAATACTTGAAGTAGTAGGAAATACTTGTGTTGACTCAGCGTCAGCAAGTAAGCTGTTATTAATAGTAATATTTGACTTCCCATACAATGAGCTCATTGACCATGAAGTACCTGAACCACCTGCCCCAGCAAGCGTTCTGACTGCGGTATCATTCATGGAAATGGTTGTGGTAAGGCCCAAGCCGAGTTCATAAGCAACAGAAACTGGGCTGGATGTGCCCGCCATATTGAGGGCACCAGATGATGGCATTGTCATGGTTTAGCTCCTTATGGTGTACCGTAAGCAGTGACGTTACCAGTCACAATAAAATTACCAGAAGAATCCAACGACCCTACATTTGTGCCGTTGTAATTAAAATACAACTTTGTACCACTAGGTGTGATACTCCACCCGCCGCTGTTTGCAACACTACCAGATGAACCCGTTGTGTTTTGGTTCAATGTTGGGAACGTGCAGTTGGCTAGATTCCCCGAAGACGGTGTTCCCAGCGCTCCACCAGAAGTTATATAAGACCCCGCAGCTTGTTTGCCGTTAAACGTGTTCCAGTCTGTTGAGGTCAAATAGCCACTAACCGAAGTAGACGCAGCCGCCATGCTGATTGCTGGGGTAGTACCGCCGCTTGATACCACTGGGGCTGTTCCTGTCACTGATGTGACTGTACCGCCAGAATTTGTTGCCGCAATAGTTATTCCACCAGCAGAGTTTGTAATGGTGACATTACTACCGGCAGTCAAAGTAGCACGGGTAAACCCTGAGCCATTGCCAATATCCAGCGCCCCGTTTGCAGGGGTTGTTGTCAGACCTGTACCGCCGTTGGCTATTGGCAAAGTCCCAGTAACGCCTGTTGAAAGCGGTAGTCCTGTTAGATTAGTAGCTGTACCAGACGAAGGTGTGCCAAGTGCGCCGCCAGAAGTTACATAAGAACCCGCCGCCTGTTTTCCATTAAAGGTATTCCAGTCAGTAGATGTAAGGTATCCGCTAACTGAAGCAGATGCAGCCGCCATGCTGATAGCTGGTGTAGCACCTCCGCTAGATACTACTGGGGCAGTTCCAGTAACACTTGTTACGCCTACAGAGACATCCCCCGAACCCAGCAAGCTAGTGCTATTTACTGTTTTAATGCTAGTGCCGCTGACAAGTGCAGCCTGCTTGCCGTTAAATGTATTCCAGTCTGTTGAGGTTAAGTAACCGTTAACTGAAGTGGTTGCCGCAGCCATACTGATGGCAGGAGTAGTGCCCCCGCTAGATACAACCGGAGCCGTGCCTGTAACAGATGTGATACCGGTATTTGCAATGGTGATAGCGCCGGATGTATTGGTTACAGAAACCCCAGTACCTGCAGTTAAGGTAGTACGAGTAAATCCAGTTCCATTACCAATGTCCAATGCACCATTTGCAGGAGTTGATGTCAGACCTGTACCACCATTGGCAATGGGGAGCGTTCCGGTAACGCCGGTAGTTAAGGGTAAACCCGTAGCGTTGGTTAGTGTGGCAGATGTAGGTGTACCCAGTATTGGTGTAACCAGTGTAGGGCTGTTGGAGAGGACATTGTTGCCCGAGCCCGTAGAAGCAGTGACACCTGTACCTCCGTTGGCAACACCAAGCACGCCGGTAAAGTTAGACACCACGCTAGATGTGACCTTGATGTAGTCCGTGCCGTTATAGTAGACCGTGGCTCGTTCGCCTGCCGCAACAGAAATACCAGTCTGCCCGGAAGCCTTGATTGTGGCTGAGTAAGTTGCGTCTGCATTGACGACCAGATAGGTCTTGCTCACGCTTGGAGCCGTGATAGTTACGTTTGCTGCCAAGGAACTCAGCCTGAGTACGTAATACTGCGCAGTGGTAGCGCCAATATTGGTAGCCGAACTTGTACCCTGCGTATTGGCAAGGGTGAGCGCATTGGATGTAAAGGACGCCGAAGTAAGCGCCAACGACCCCGAAATGGCAATGTCTAGGTAGGATGTAATTGAGTTGTTTACATCATCACCCCACGTACCTGACTCCGTGCCGGTAACCGGTTGCCCAAGGGCTAGGTTGGTTGTGTAATTAACGGTCATGATTAATCCTTATACGGCAGGAGGTGTAGGGTCTGGCACAGGCTCTGCCCAAGGCAATGCTGGCTCTGTTACAGGGTTAATCTTAGCTGCAATTTGGGCTGCAATTGCGTCATTGACATGGGTTTCATAGCTTCCGGTAACGACAGGTTGAATCCAGCTAAGCACAATATCTTGGGTTAATTGGTCATAGGGCACAAAGCTGGTTTGGCTTGGATCGGGCGTTAAAGGTGTAGCACCACTGAACACGCCAGTAATACCGTTTTCATCCGTACCGGTTTTTGTCCAGAAAGTTTGAATAACGTAATCTGTTTTTCCTGCAACGGTGGTTGCTTTCATGCCTGTTACGGCCCATGTGTATGTAATCGCCATGATTAATCTCCAATAAGTTTATTGACAAGGGATTCAAGTTGGGCTACGCGGGCTCGTAGATCAACAACTTCTTTTGCAAGCTCTACAGCAGAAACCATAGCGGCACTACCATAGTTAACGGACAGAGTGTCAGAAGCATCAGTTTGAACTACTTCTGGTAAAAACTTTTGTAAGCCTTGGGCTGAAATACCAGCTTGTCGCTCGTCAGAATCAATACGTGTGTATGTACCAGACTTAAGTTGCGCAAGAGACTCGATAAAGCTGTCAGGTAATAGTGCCCAGTCTTTCTTTAAGCGTTCATCAGAATACGCAGTGACGTTACCTGCCATTGTCAGATTGCCCGACATATCCATTTGCAAACGGTTAGCAGAAGCCGACCATCCACCAATACGAATTACGTTATCGGAGTCTAAACCAAAGTTAACAGCATAGTAACCGCCACGGTGAAATGCCATTACTGCGCCATTACCGCCCGTCGAGTACACATTCATACCAGTCCCGGATACTGAGGCAGTATTACCTTGACCGTACATGAAGGCGGAATAAGTTGATCCGTTAGTAAAGTTTACAGTTCCACTAAAAGTACATGTACCAGCCGCGTTAACAATATTGATGTTACTTGTACTTGCGGGATCTACGTAATAACCAGTATTGTTGTAATCGTAAAAAATCGGCGACCGAATATCGGAAAATCCGTAAGTGCGGTCTGATTGAAATTGGTTGACGTTGGATGTACTTGCAGGGTCTACGTAATAACCTGTGTTGTCGCTGTCGTAGAAAATACCTGCGTATAACGCGCCGCTGTTGTAATTGTTACCGTACGTTGGAAACTCATACAATGTTCCATACGATGAAGCAGTGGATTGCTGCGAACTAATGTACATCCTTGGCTGGCCATTGCGCTGTGTATGAAGCGCACACATTGACAACACATCTCCACCAGAATAGCCGTTAATCCATAGGGTATCAGACCAATAACCTGCTACAGCAGTCATGGCAACTTTTAAGCCAACACCGTTGTTAAAATATGTCTGTGGATTAAGCTGCTGACCGCCAACATAGTTTGTTGTTGTGTAATTAGAACTGCCACTGACTGAACCGCTGATTGTGCTGGAAACAGTTAAACCAGCAAAGTTTGATGTACCGTTTGGGTCTACGTAATAGCCAGTATTGTTGCTGTCGTAGAAAATTGGCGCACGGACACTTGCACCTGCTTGAATAATGGTGTCAGAATAAAACTGCGCACTGTTGTAAGTACGAACCCACGTGCTATCAATAGCATAGATACCAACAGCATATGAAGCGTTGTACCAGCCTGTGTTACCGCTTGATCTAAACCAGTTACTACAACTAAAAGAACTGCTTTGCCCTGCGTCATACCCAGCGTATGCACGTCCAAAAGCTGAAACATTTAAGTTTGATGTGCCGTTAGGGTCTACGTAATAACCTGTGTCGTTGCTGTCGTAGAAGATTGGTGCGCGATAGTCGCCGCTGGTTGTATATGTGCCTGTGCCACTAGCTTTGTTTGTCAGGTTTGCAAAATCTACAGACCCCGCAGTATCAGCGTACCCCGCTGAAGCTTTGATCCAAGAACCCCATGTGCCACCTTCTCGTGTACGATAGAATGTGTACATAGTAGCATTTGATCTTGCAATAGCAGTCATTAATGCATAAGAACTATAAGCATATTCATTGCCAAGACCTTGAGTTTGCACATAATACTGATAACCGCTTTGAGGTGAATCACCAGCAGCAGAGTTCTGCATATACCAAACACCAAAATTTGGTATGTCTGCAAAGCTTTGGTATGTGCCGTGGTTTTGACCACTGTTATTCCACATTTGAATTTTGCTAAGGCTATTTAATAAACTAGCATTTGACGCTGTTGCAGCGTTACCCGTGCAAGATGCGGATGAGCCTGTTACGTTAATACTCCAAGTACCCGAAGCTCCAGTACCTGTTAGTGTGGGGGCGTAGGAGTTGTAATTGTTTGAGTGTAGTAGTGGGTATGAATTAACAGCATGTGCGGCAGTCCCATCTGGGTTTGAGTACTGAACCATTGACAAACTACCGCCACCGGTACTTACATTTCCTGTTAACCCTAAGTAATACGATCCCCCAGAATTAAACATAACCTTTGAACTATTGTCGTAGGTCGCGGTGTAAAGGGGGCCGTTTAATGTTCCGCCGTTTAAATTGCCTGTCAATGCAGCAGTAATCGTCCCTGCGCTGAAGTTACCCGAGGCGTCACGGGCTACTACCTTTGAAGCTGTATTGGCGGACGTTGCATCTACTGTCCATGTCTGCGCCGCTGAGCCGTTGTAAGCAGTGCCAGATAAATATGTACCGGCGGTCAAGGAGTTAGCTACAGAGCTTGCCTGTCCAGTCAAAGTTGCCGTTATCGTCCCAGCACTAAAGTTACCCGAGGCATCCCGCGCCACAATGGTTGAGATTGTGTTTGCGCTAGTAGCGTTAGAAGCGACTGTGAATGTTGCGCCAGTGGCTTGGTTAGCTGTAAAAGTTTGGGAACCAGACAGGCCCGTACCTGACGTATTCATCGTCAGTGTGGCGTTATTGACCGTTGGGAGGTCAGAAGTTAGCGCCAAGGTTCCAGTGGTGTTAGGGAGCGTCAGAACCGTGCCTGTTCCTGCAACTGCATTAGGGATAACTTGGGTCGTGCCAGAGGTAGTCCCAACATAGGTCTCACTCAAAATACCCGTTAACGCTAAATTACCAGAAGCCCGGTTCAGCGCAACGGCGGTAGTTCCTACGTAGGCCGTGGAGTTACCTAGAACGGCTGAAGGGATCGTCCCCGACAAGTTGCCCGCAGTCAGACTGGTTAAGTTGGCTCCGCTTACCGCACCAAACGATGCAGACCATGTACCCGAAGTAACCGTGCCGGTTGTAGTCAGGCTAGACGAACCCGCCAGTGGCGATGCGCCAACCGTGTTGTATGAAATAGTCCGGGCAGCAGAACCGTTAAACGTAGTGCCCGATGCATCCCCTGCGCCGCCGTTGTTGAAGGTAGCGTTGTTGGGTAGAGAAATAGCTGAGTATGCAAACGCAGAGCCCGTCCAGTTAAGGAACGTACTCGCCACTGTTGGGGCTGTGACAAACGATGTAGTAGCTGCGCCTGTCTGGTAGGGAATCTGGTTGGCTGCGCCGCCAGCTATGTTTGTAGCCGTAGTTGCGCTTGTAGCTGCTCCGCTCAATGTAGCGGTTATCGTGCCCGCAGAGAAGTTGCCGCTGGAGTCCCGTGCAACTATTTTTGAAGCTGTATTGGCTGATGTGGCATCCACTGCAAATGTACGGGCAGCGGAGCCATCGTATGTACCCCCGCTAGTCAGGTACGTGCCAGCCGTCAAAGCGTTAGCTACAGAGCCCGCAGAGCCCGATATATTGCCAGATACAGCCGAGCCATTGATCGCAATAGCCGTATTGGTAATAACCGTAGCCTGCCCCTGAGAATTTACCGTAATGACCGGTACGGATGAGGCGGAGCCGTAGGTAGCAGCAGTTACACCTGTTGTCGCAATGTTAAACGTGGTGGCTGGGGAAAGGGTTAGTCCTGTGCCTGCGTAGTATGTAATCGGCGCATTGAACTGCAAAAACGTCAATGCTGTTGTGCCAACCGTAATTGGTAGTGGTGTTTGCTGAACCCATGCCGTAGAAGCCAAGGTTCCAGAAATAACTAAAACGTAGTCGCCTTGGTCAATCTCATTAGTGCCTGTTCCAGAGGTGTCGTAGTCTGTTGCACGGGTCAAGATAAACGGCAAAAGACTTGTGCCTGCTTGTGTAACAACGTAAATGCCGTTATACGCAGCGTTACCACCAATTTCGTCTTTGACTAAAACCCGCTGGGTAGCCGTAGGAGAACCGCCGCCTAAAGATAAAGCGCCATTGGCTGTAGCCGTAATGGTCGCCCCAACACCAGAAGCGCCGTTGTTATACGTATATGCAGGTAGCGCGGCAGTAGAAGCGTAATTAGCAGGCTGGTGATAGTTAAGCCCAGAAGAAATTGAGTCTGCGTATTCTTTATTAACGATATCGGTGGCGTTGGTTGGCGCAGCGGTAATTGTTCCCGAAGTCAATCCCGCAGAAGTGGCTGTAATAGCGCCAAAAGACTGCTGGACTACAACGCCAGAAGTGTCCCGCCAGACTGCGTTCTCGGATGGGTACGTAACAAAGACATCTACCGTGTTGGTGAAGTTAACTAACGACCCGGAATTAGATGAAGAGAGTGGGGTAGCGTTACGAGTCAGCGTTGTACCGGAAGACGTGTAAGTACCGTAGTTGACTTCCCAATCGCCAGATATGGGGTCATAAATAGCAAAGTAGGTAGAGTTACCGTTGCCTACTGCGGAAAAAGACTGGAACCCTGTGACAGAGCCGCTCAGAGTAATCGTGCCTGTACCCGGTGCCGCAGCGGTTTGTTTAACTCTATCTTTGAGTACTAAAGCCATTTTGAATCCTTACGACGGTAGGTTAGTCCAACCGGGTGCTTGCTCATCATCAATATTCTGCCATCCGGGAGTCTGGACATTGCCAATAACTTGCCATCCGGGGGTCTGCGCATTGCTTATATCTTGCCATCCTGCGGTCTGCACGTTGTTGATATTTTGCCAGTTTGCGTTCTGGCTGTCATCTATTACCGCCCAGACAAGAACATTACCAATAGAGACAAGTAGCTGTATGCCTGTGGGGTAGGCATTTACCGTGAGCAACGCAACATTTGCGTCTATGCCGGAAACAAACTCTGCAATAGAACCCGCAAAAATGACCTGCGTAGCTACGGAGTCTACAGCCGAAGCACTCTCAGAAATAGATACTGGGATTAGCAGACCGCCAGCAACGGTATCTACCCCTGACAAGGCTTCAGAAATTGAGGCTACAAACGTAGCTGCAACCGTATTAGCGTCAATCCCACTGATTGCTTCTGCAATAGCCGCAACAAAATCAGCTTGGGCGGTACTAATTGCAATAGCTGAAACACCTTCAGCAACAGATGCAACAAATGCAACTTGGGCTGCTACAGAATCAATCCCAGATACAGCCTCTGAGATGTTCAGGGAAGCTATGAAGTTGCCAACAACCGTCTCAAGAGCGCTTGCGGTTTCTGAAATGCTACCGGGGTATGTACCGAGCGAAGACACGGAATCCGTAATAGATGCGGCTTCAGTAATGCTACCCGGATATGTGCCCACCGCAGACACCGTATCTAGCCCACTTATTGCATCAACTACGGTGACGTTAAAAATGTTGTTTATCGTATTGGTTACATCTACCCCAGATGCAGATTCGATGTTTGCTGCTACAAAAGTAGTAAGGACAGACTGGGACTCCAGCGCAGAAGCTGTCTCGGCAATCAATCCCCCCGCAGTAAAAATAGCATCAGCAGCTTCAATGCCTGAGCTTGATTCGGAAATAGCAACCGCAAACGCATTACCCCCAGCGGAGGTGAATGGCGCTTGTGCAAAGGTTACATCCCCGAACATACCCTATCAGGTCGCGGTCAGGGAAAACGTGTAGGTTACGTTTAGCGTATCGCCGGAAGCAACAGACTTGTCTCCACCAGTAAAGTCGCTTCCAGAGAATAGAACACCAGAAGTGCCAGTAGCAACGCTGCACAAGAAAGCACCAGCAATCGTAGCCGTTCCAGTCATTGCAAAAGATGAAGTAGAGGCCGAGTTACTGATAACTGATGGGTTTGCCGTAGTAGCCGAACCAAACGTAACTGCTTTGCGGTTACCTGTATAGGCGGTGTTCTCAGTCCAACCAGCATGGGATGCCAACGTATCACCAGCGGCAAAGGTTGTACCGGAGCCGGGGCCAGTGACCAAACCAATGTACCACGTAGTAGTCTGCGCACTACCAGCAAGGTACGCGCCGTTCATGTTAGCAAGACCCTGATTGACCACTAGGTTGTGGGCTGATTCAGTCCATTTAACCTGACCGTCCGGGCCTACGCACTCAACTGTGTACACACCACCAGCGCCGACCATATCGCCAGCTACTGGATTTGTAATGAGACCAGCGGAAACTTGGTCTTTTGCTGAACTGTATTCCATGATGAATCCTTAATAAATACGCACAATGGCGCTGTTGGCATCGGGAGTTGGGAAGATGATCTGGAACGTATCGTTGTTTACGGTCTTGTCTGAACCAAAGTCCAGCACAGCAACAGATGGGTTACCAGAAACCGTTGAGTTATAGATCAAAGCCCCACGGCATGTAAACGTAGCATTTGTCCAGCTTGTGTTGTTGAACGAAATGTACGCCGTAGGTACGCCGCTGCTATTGTTAGTTGCAGTGGGCGACAATGAAATCACCAACGTGTTTCCACCTGCCGTATACCCCGTACCAACCAACTCACCGCTTGTGGTGTACGCAGTGGTCGTAGCGTTGATGTTTGCAGCGGCTGTGTACAGAGCTACTTTAAAAGTATTGGGTGTTGTTGGGCCAAAGTTGTGTACTGCCTGTAGCAGTTGAACTTTAAAGCTCGTCGTTGCTGTTTGAAGAATGCTCATGTAACCGCCTGCCTGTATTGACCACTACGATATGCGTCTTGACGTTCCATGCCATCTGCCAAACGCTTAGCTAGGGTAAGGGCTTCTTTGTACTTACCATCGTACAACGCAATTAAGTCAGCCTCACCCTTCATGAAGGTGTACGCTTCTACCAGTGAGCCGTACAGCAACACAGTGTCAAAGTTATCGCCAAGCCAAGTAGTACTTGCTGTGACAATAGACTGAGGGTAATAATAGTAGTGCAGTTCTAAAGAGTAGACCGCATCAGGGGTTGGCCCCAAAATGAACGAGAGTTCGTTCACATCATTGCTTTGAGAGCCAAATAAAGCGTAGTACTTAGGGATGGCAGTATCGGTAGGTATTGGGTACGCCTGACGAATAAAGTTAACATCCTTGTTCAGCAGGTACTCGTATGCGCCCGTAGCGTCAATTACTGCCATCGAATACGGGGCTAAAAAGTCAGCAGGGCAACCCACATACTTATTGTTAACTGAGGTAGAACCCGTCACATTCTTGCGAATGGATGGGAATTGCATTGAGTTGTAGATGCGCTGTTCCGCTTGCTGGATGAAGCGGTTGATCTGATCCGCAGATGTCGAAGTCAGTAGCGCCGTACCGGTTCCAGAACCTACTCCAGTAGCCGTAAAAACTACACCAACGGTATTGGCAGAAGCACCAATCGCTACAAAATTGGTTGTACCAACTGCTGTAATTGTGTAGCTTGACCCAACAGTAAAACTTCCAGCCGTATACGAACTTGCAGTAGTAATCGTCGGAAAAAAGTTTTCCGTATAAGTTTGTATTGCGGACGAAAGTTCAGCGTAGTTCATGCCATCGGGCCTCGTGCCATCACGCCTTTAGTAGCTGCGCCAGTACCACGGATTTTGATACCATCGGTCTTAATTTGCTCATCACCAGCGGACTTGCTAAACTGACCAAGAGAAATATCGTTGGTTTCTAGCTTGCTGCGATTGGGTTCTTTACCGGGGGTAGAAGAAATGCTCATGGCACTACCATCCATCGTATGCGGTTTTGCATAGACAGTAGCAGAGCCAACTTCTTTGCCGCCTTGTTTCATAGTGTACGCCATAACTTACCCCTTTTGATTCATTGCACGGGACATGTTTTTGCCGTACTTCTTACGATCTGCGCTAGTAGGGCCACCTTTTTTTAACTTCAAGGTAGTTCCTTTACCGCCCTTATGCTCTTGAGCATCGTGCTGCTTAAACGCTTTTTTAATCATGGCCTTGTCTTGCGCCACATCACTCTTCATATCTTCTTTAGCCATCATGGACTCCTATGAAACCGTTATCGTTACTGTACCAATTTGTACGCCTAATGCCAAATAATTCGGTGTTAACGCCGCATCAAAATACCTAGACCCACCAACTGGATTCCAACCCCACTGAATATCCCTAGACCCAATAGAAGGATACCCAAAAGCATTTACATTGTTGCTATTATTATCCAAAATCTGTAGCCCAGTTTGCCCAGCCATCAAATAACTTACATCTGGCCTTGGCTCCCGTACTGCTTGTGGGTCATTGACTGGATACATACCCAATAGCAATTGCGGATGGTCAGGATCCCAACAAGTCTTACAAACTTTTACCTTAAAGGGTTTGGTTTTTACTGTTTGTGTCCTAAGCTCTTTTAACTTATAGCGTTGCCCGCACCGGTCACATTCGGCAATTGCAAACTTACCGGAAGCAAACCGATTAGGCATAGAACATGTTCCTTGGAACAAATCTTAGCGGCGATGTATCCCGGTCTTCCGCAGAAGCAATGTCCCACTGCTGCTCATATTCCATCTTCAATGCTGTGACTCGATCAGGGCTTACATCAGGCAGCTTCATGCCCAATTGATAGGCCAACCCCGCAACCATGCAGGGGATAAAACGGAATGGAATATCCTGTACGCTAACACCAGTACCAGCGTCTTGAATCCTACGCATGCGGTAATACACCAGTGTGTACTGGTCACCCGGTGCATTAGGAGTAGGCCAAATGTTGACACATGGGGTGTTTTGTACAATCAATGACGCACCATTAGCATGGGTTGCAGCAGTCGTATTGTTCTGCCCACGGGCGCAATTAACCAACTGGTTACCTACGATGTTAGGGTAACTGATAATTTCATTATCTATTTGTATAAACCCAGAAGTAGTTAGATTAACTACTGAAGATACCGTAATAGTCGTAGCTGTAGCCGTAATCCCACCTGTTTGGTTTATAACAATACTTGTTGTATTTTGCTGGCCCGATTGGCGGTTGAACCACATCTGGATTGGACGACCTTGAGCCAACTTGTTAGGGATGCTCATGTACGTAGGTTCAGCAATCCGGCTGATGTTGATATCAATCTGGTTGGTAGTACTGTTGTTCTGGCGGATAACAGAATCCAAGATATCAATCGTATTAGCTGGTAAGGGGTAAATAGCTTGTCCAGTAACTAGCGGAATTTGCCCTTGCTCTACCGTCCAAAAGTTCAACCCACGGTTAGCCCACTCAATCGTCAAAATGTTTAACGAACGGCGAGCAGTGCGAAAGTTGTATCCAGTACGCAACTCTTGACCGCAACGCTCAAACGCCTCTTCAATGAGGTCGTTCATGTCGAGGTTAAAGGTCGTCGTACCGGTGGTATTAGCCATTATCTAAACCCTGCTGTTTTCTTTGCTATGGTTTTGGGCTGCGCCACAAACTGTTTACCTGCTGCCTTACCCGCACGTTTAGCTTTAGTGGTAGCTGCATATTCGGCAGGGCTAAGAGATTGTATAGCTTTCTCAGGCAAATATCGCTCACCTGTTTTCGACGAAGGCTTTCCCGACTTGGTGCGCCATTTCTGGTCACCCCAATTTTTAAGGGATTGCTGCGGCGCTTTCAATCTCTATATCCCCCACCCGCTGCTTTATAGCGTTTAGCTACAAGCTGTGCTTTACGTGCTGACCATTGCCCTGCGCCAGTGCCTTGGGTAGCCGCTGCCTTTACTTGGGCCACAATCTTCTTACGAAGGCTGGGCTTGGTGTAGTTACCCGCAGCATTTACCTTACCGCCCTCTTTGTACTGCGTGAAGTCAGTACTATCCCTACGAGGGGTTTTTTTCCCCCCGGGCATTTTGGATGGGGCGATATCGCCCATGCCCCGGCTGGGTCTCATTTTTTGTACATCCCGCCGCCGCACATAACAATAGTGCCACGGGTCTTACCACGCTCAGCACAACCATCAGCACGGGCAGAAGCGGAACCGCCTTTAGCCATGCGTTTAACAGGTTCATCTACTGGAACTGAATCTGGGTAGATTGGTGGTTTAGGGGTTGGTTTAGGCTTAGGTTTCTTAACCACGGGCTCATCCACTGGAACAGAATCGGGATATTTAACGTCAGCCATAAGGGCTCCTTAGCACATTTTTCCACGGGTTTTACCCCGCTGGGCAATACCATCGGCGCGGCGGGAAGCGGAACCCCCAGAAGCCATCTTTTTAACTTTGCCACCACGCTTCATAGAATTGCCAGCCTCATCACTATTACCACTGCTTAAAGCAGCGCGAGCGGCGGCATTAGGGTCACGGCGCGGGGCATAGTTTTTCATAGATGCATCGCGTTTAGCCATTGCATCTTGTTTGTCCACCATTGCCTTACCACTTTGCGTGTATTGATCGCGTGGAACATAAGCTGCTGTACGCTGTAGGGGCTGCCCACTTTCGTCAAGGCCACGGTTTGCATTGTCCTGAGCTTCCATAGTCATACGGTCTTGCGCACTAGGACGAGGAACGTATACACCAGCTTTAGTGCCTTCCGGTGGTTTCATAGTTAATTTGCGCTCTCTATTCAAGAACTCCCGCAAAGAGGATGCGCCAGAATCGTCCAGTTCTTTTTGGGAAATAATACGATTTGCCATGATTAACTCCTTAGCACTTACCGCCACGTTTCATCATAATATCTTTACCTTTGGTCTTACCTTTGGAGGCAATGCCATCAGCAGACTTATGACCAGATGACAAGCCACCAGCAGCCATCTTCTTCATGCCGCCTTTTTTCATGCCCATCATTTGTTTCTTATCTAGTGCCATGTCAGCTTTAGAGCCTTCTTTCATGCCCTTTTTCTCAACATCTTTACCAGACTTCTCAAATTTTGCAAAGGGATTCACACCTTTTGTAGCCATCTCACCACCTCTTTTAAAAGTTTTGCCTTTATCGGCCTTGCTGAAATCTTGCCCCACAGACTGTGGAACCCCTACCTTCTTGGCAAACGACGGCGAGTGGGCTATCGCTTCCATGAAATTGTGTTGCTTCTTGCTACTGGACGGCATCGGAATTCACCAACTTTTGTACAGTATCAGTTTCCCAAATGCGAATGCACATCCAGACAATAGTTAAAACACCGCCAATAAGTGTTACCACGGGAGTCATCCATCCTAAGAAACCACCAAGGCCCATTACCACGGCAGCGCCATCAGCCATTGTTTTTGCGTCATGTGGATTGTTCATATTATCCTCAGCATTTCCATCTTGCTAGTGAAGCCGCCTTACGGGTAGGCTTACCTTTTTCGTCTTTCATCGGGCCGGGCATACCAGACATGCGGGCGCAGAATGACTTCTTGCGAGGGCCACCTTCGGGCTGTGGAGCCTTCAGATTAGACCCTGTTGCTGCGTTGTACTTAGCACGGCCTTTAGCAGTAAGACCAGCCCCTTTAGAGACGGGTAACTTTTCACCACGACCTACTGCAAGGGATGGGTTTTTCTTAGCCATAGAACACCGTAACGCCTGTGACTGATGCGCTTAGTGCTAGGTACAGTGTGCTGCTAAACCTAATGCCTTCACCGGGAACATCAAAGGTATAGGTGTTAGGGTTTGTGTTACTAGCAATGTCAATTTCTAGCAAAACAGCGCCAGATGACCCGCCATCTTTAAACTGTACAGTAGCCGCAGTACTTGCCGCTGGGCAAATAATCAACCCCTTCAAGCGTGTTGGCCCATTAAACAAAGTTCCAGCAGCACTTGCATGTGCGCTTTTAACATCTGTTTGCATCATAATCAATCTCCTATAAAGCAGGGGCCAAAGCCCCTGAGATTAATTAAACAGAAGTTGGGTTAGCAACACCATCAGAGCCGCGAACTGTGTACACACAAGTAACACTAGCAGCACCGCCGCTGGCAGTACCAGCGCAAGCATACGTTACCGTAACGATTGCATCAGTAGAACCTACGTTTTCGTAAGTAGCAACATTTGCATCAGTAATGGTAAAAGTTGCACGGCCTACAGATAAAGGCGTAGTGGTAGCGCCACCAACAGTACCCAAAGTCGTAGAACCAATCTTCACAGTAATTGTGTTACCAGTAGTACCTGCATAAGCAGTGGTAATGTTCACAATAAAGCTTTGAATCATTGCTCCAGCGGGCAAGACAAACAACGTAGTAGCAGTAGTATCGCTAACGGTTGTAGGTGCTGTCTGGGTAACAGTGGTAGCGCCCATATTGCGGATGGTTCCAGCAGTCGTGCCGGTGGTGTTTTTGACCGTGCCCAAGAGCCACGGGCCGAGGTGGGATGCGAATGCCATGATAATTCCTTACATACAAGTGAAGTACATTGATCGGTATGTCGTCTGCCGGGACAGTTCAATGTACCGGAAAGCCCGGGTTGGCTGCAATATACACTATTTTTAAGGCTTGTCAATATGCCCTTCAAAGACCCAAAAGTTCACAAGGCGAAGCACAAGGAGTACTCTGCAAAGTACTACGAAAAGAACAAGGAAGCCGAAAAAGCGCGAATTAACGAGCGACGCAATGGCAAACGGAAAGAATGGAAAGCCTACAAAGCCAGTCTATCCTGTTCTAATTGTGGGTTTAATCACCCTGCCTGTATAGACTTTCACCACCCACCGGGAACCAAAGAACACAGCGTTAACGAGTTGGCCCAAAATGGCCGGTACAAACTAGCATATAAAGAAGCGGAAAAATGCATAGTTTTGTGTTCAAACTGCCACCGTATCCATCACTACAATGAAAGACAAAAGAAAAAGGAGGCCAAAGCCTCCCAATCTGGGTAGGATCGTACCCAATTAAGCAGCGGACTCTTCCTCTTCGGCTTCATCTTCTGCAACTTCTTCGCACTCGTACCAGTCGTCAGACTCTTCGTCATACGCGTACCAAACTTCGTTTTCTTCATCGAACCAGTAGGCCACGCCTTCTTCGTCATACACATACTCTTCGTCAGCAAACTCTTCGTCAGCAACCTCATCGCCTTCATCAAAGTCTTCTAGGCGCTCTACAAAACCCGCAACTGCCACGGCTTTCCACAATGCATCTGTAGAAAACTTAACTTGCTCACCAAAACCAAAATCAATTGTCAGTGTGAATTCCATGATATACCTCTGTAAAAATGCCGCAGCACGGCGCTGCAACCACATCCTACGAGCCATTTGTGACAGTTTTTGGGCGTAAAAAAGGGCTCCCGAAGGAGCCCTTTCAGCAGGGTTAACCCTAGCTTAAGACGCGCCGGGAGAACCGTACATGCCCAGAGGATCAGACCAGCCGAAGCTGTAACGCTCACGAGCCTTGTAACGGACATTGCCGGTATCAAAGTCGCCGTCCATGCTGTTAGCCAGCGGAGTACGAACAAAGTGCTTCATGCCGTTTGGAACGTCAGTGGTCAAATACCAGCCGTTCGTGTCGGTCAAGAAGTGATTGATCGTGTAGCCACCGGGGATCGAACCGTTGTTCTTCAACGCATTGACATCATTGTCAGTGGTGCCGACGCGGAGTTCGGTTTCCAACAGACGAGTAGCAACGAATTGCAGAGCAGGAGGAACAATCAACTTAGCTGGTTTAGCAGCGATCAACAGGCCACGCTCATCTGTCCAAGCGGCGATCTGGATAACTGCGTTTTCCAACGAAGTCTCGTTCAGATCGGCTGCAACAGCGGGAGTGTTGCTGTTAGTACCACCGTTAATCAGCGGGTGAGAAGCACTGAACAAAGCAACGCCATCGCCGCCGGGGTAAGCCGCCGAGAAGCCATTGTTTAGAACAGCAGCAGCTTTAACCTGCTTGGTGTACGCCATAGCACGAGCCAACGATTTGGTGTAACGAGCGGACAAGCTGTCATACAGATTGTCTTCGATTGCCTCTTCCGTCAGGGAGAAGCCCAAAGCAATGGTTTCGTGGTTGTAGCGTGCAGTCCATGCCTCTTGTGCATTGTCATAAGCGATGGCAGAGCCCTCGTTCTTAACAGGTGCAGCAGAGAAGCCAGACAGCTTTGTTTCTTCTTCAAAAGAACGCTCAGAGGTTTCAGTTTCATAAATTTCTTTATGTTCTTCACCATAACGGGCGTACTCCAGACCGAACAAAGCATTCAGGCCGGGGAGCAACTCTTTAAGTAGTTGTGCGCGTGAAATAGCCATTTTGAGTTACTCCTTATGCTACGTAGTAGCGATGAGCGCCGAAGTTGAACTTAACCAACACTTCGGGACTTTGAACCAACACAACGGTGCCAGCAACTGCGGTAGTAACCGAAGTAATGGTCAGAGTCGTGCTACCAGTGGTAGTTACAGTCGATGCAGAACTTAGCGTAGAGCCAGTAAATTGCAGTTGACCATTTACCAAGTTAAACACATCAGTACCAACAGGCAGATACTGTCCAACAGTCAGGCCAGATACAACAACCGAAGTTGCCGAAGCAGCGCCGCCAGACACATAGGTGCAGGAAGTGCTGATTTGGGTATCAGGAACCAGATTGAGGACACGGAAACCACCGCCAGAAGTCGTAGCCGAAGCTGCAACAACAGCGCCTGCACCGTTACCAGTGGAAGCAGAACCGGTCAGGGTATTACCAGCCATGTTCACGCCAACCAGAATCGACGAGGCCGATCCAATGGTAGTAGCAGAAGCGCCAGTAGTAACCGCACAACGGATTACTTGGTCAGGATCATCGCCAACGATTGCAGTGATATCGCCAGCAGTCACGCTACCGGGATAATACTGTGAGTATTGACGTTGCTTGGTCGTTGGATTGGTGTAATAGCAGCCCAAAAACACACCAACAGTAGTATTGGTAGTGCTAACAGGGTAAGTTGCAATTACAACATAACCAGCCGACAGGGTGACTAAATCACCATAGTACAAAGCGGTTCCGTAGTTGTACTGGACAGGAAGATTCCGAGTTGATCCAGCAAACACTTGACCGCCAATTAGGTTTACAGGTTTATACCCGTAAGCCGCCGAGACAGTAGGATAAGCAGCCATTTAAGGACTCCTAAGAAAATTAAACACCTTTACCAAAGCTGCTCGAAGATTTGCTCTCTTTAAAGAGCGGCATCCGCGCATCGCTTTGACGCATAAAATTGTTATCTACTGCATCCGTCTGAGCCTGTGTTTGTTTTGCAAAGAACGCGTTCCGTTGCGCAACAAAATCAGTTGGAGTTTTGCAGAGTAGCAATCCACCAATCTCAATATTCTCTTTAAAGCGACTATTGGGATCAGCTAACAGTCTAAATTGTGGTTGCTCTTCGATTGGAACAGGCTCCCAGCCCTCACGTATTTTGGACGAAAGGTTGCGCGGGTCTGCCACGTTATATGTCGAGACGCGAATCCAACGATATGCATACCCAACCTCTTTGTATGGTTCGGGAAGCAATTCAGGTTGCTGCCACTGCTTAGGCCGCTCCTGTATCGTTCTTGTTTCTAACTCACGAGTAAGTCTATTTTCAGCCATTTTGGGCCTCCACCTTAAGGAATTCTTTCACGTACTGTTCGGGGGTAATCCCTAGTTTCTTAATCGTATTCATCTGGCTCTGCTTAAGTTTGACCTTTGTGGGGGCCGTACTACGCGTTGCCGAAGCTACTACTGTACTCGGTCTTATCCGAGTATTTTGCTGCCTTTGTTCTTGCTGTTCCTCAAAATTCTCGGGGAACCTGCGACGCATTGTTTTGTCTAATGTATCGTAATATTCATCAGAACCAACTACAACCCCATTACGCTTTAGCTTTTCGTGTAAGCCTAGCGCGGAAGCCGTCATTTCCTCGTCCTGACCAAACCATAAATTGCGCTCTTGCCACGCATTTGCCCGGTTATCTGGTCGAACAGTAGGTTGTTGATACTGCTGTTGGACGGGTTGTACACTATTTTCAGGCTCTTGTAAAGAGGGCATCCTAAAGTTTTGTGCTTGCATTACCCGCATATTTGCCTGCTGCATGGCTTGCTGGGCGTCGATAATTTTATCGGTATCCCCGGCGTCGTAGGCTTCTTTATAAGCCCGCTTAGCCATTTCAAGCTCCATGCCCGCTGCATGTTGTACGGTTGTTACATATTCCTTTTCCCCAGTGGTCAGGATACCTTTAATACGCTTGTTCTCTTCCAATAGGCGTTGTGCAAAGGTAATAGCCTCCTGTTGCTCTCGCACGGCTGCTTCTTTTTCCCGACGCTCATCATGCCAAACCTTGCGCATTTGCTTAAGTTTGGTCTTGACGTTATCGTCATACTGGTCAAGTTCGTCTTTTTCTAGTTCCTCAACCAGAGGTCTTGGTAGGGGTTGCCGACCACGATCTGGTTCTGGGGTATCGTCCTCAATCTCAATCTCAATATCTGGACGTTCTTTATCTAAGGGTTTACCCTTATTCTCCTGAACTTCATCAGGAAATTTAAATTCAGTTTCTTCAAAAGGCATTTTGTACTCCTTTATTTACGGCGGATGCCACGAGGGTCATCAACAACACCTTCTACGGTATCGTCATTAATGATGCGAAATTCCCGACCATGTATAACCAGACGTGAGCCTGCATGGGGGCGGATAAGAACAAAGTCCCCGGGTTTACACCACGGGCCGGATGGGAACCGTTTATCGTCCTTGTAGCAATCTGGCCCCATATCTACAACAAATAGGACGGTTGTGAGCGTCTCTTCGTTGCGTAAAGTTTCGTCAGCTTTAATTAGACCAGTGCCTTCATACTCTTTGTCCACTTCTGGGATGGCACAAAGTATCCGATAGCCAGATGGCCTTGGTAATTGCTTACCTTTCTCCTCCATAGTTGATTCCCAGTTGTAGTTTCCTACTACTTGGGGGTTATTAGGGTTTGTACCTAATAGGATTTCAGTCATCAGCAAACTCCAGTTTTTGTTGCAGGTCTAATGCGTAACCACGTGCGATGAGCAGACCCTTAATCTCACCACAAATGCCCTTGTACTCCTCAAAAGTATTTACCCTTCCGGTGGATAAGTACTCTTTGAGGTCGGTTATCTTCTCGTCGGTTTGTTCGACAAATACTTCAAACGCGTTCACTCTTCACCTCCTGTTGGTTTAGGGCGGTTCATTCCCTGCAAGGTAGTTTGTAAGCCCCTATGCAGTAAATCTTTCTCTTGGGTATTGCCAGTGTGGTGTTGGTTTGACATGTGTTTGAGCACATCTAACCCCATGTCCATCATGTGCTTGGACTTGTCATTCTTCATCTGAGCCGCCGCTTTAATGGCATCGACCTTTATGCGCTGCTCATCAAGCTGGTGCTGGCCCATTGCCTTCATGCCATCTATCTGCTGCTGCGCTTTCTTAAGCTCCAACTCAGCCTGATCCTTCTGGGCCTTGCGTTGCTGCTCGGCCTGCTTAATCTGCAACTCCTGCTGCTGCATCTGCACCAACGGGTCTTGGGCTTGTTGCTGAGCCTGCTTCTGAGCTTGCTCGCCTTGGTTCTGCTGCAACAGCCGCTGCGCTGCTTGCGCCAGCATGGGAGCCAACCGCGCTTCAACTTGCGGATCCATAACAGAATCTTCACCCGACTCGTCTTGCTGCGGAGGCAGGGACATGCCAAGCTGCTGCTCAATCTGACGGCGATACTCAAAGCCCAAGTGCTCGTTGACGTGCGCCATCATTGCCGCTTGTAGCTGCGGAGCTTGTGGATTACCCTGTAATAGCGACATGATCTTGGGGTCTTGCATCGCCGACATGTGAACCATGATGTGCGACTGGTGGTCTTGGTACAGGAACGCTTTGACAGGTTTGCCCATCAGCACGTTCTGGTTCTCGGACACTGGGTCTGTCGGCCTCTGATCCTCATCCATAGGAACAAGTTTGGCTGCGTCTTTAATGCCCAGCACGTCTAACATCTGGCGATGTAGTAGGGGCATGTTGTACAACTGAGGAGACTGCTGAGCCAACTGCATTACTGCTTGGTACTGCACAATCTTCTGAGCCATAGTGGCAGCGTTGGGGTCGCTTACCGGGATGACGTTCACATTGTCGTAGTCACTCTTCTTGGCTTTGCGGGAGCCTTCTTCTGGCTCGTAGTCGTAGTCCTCGGGCGTGTAGGCCGCGATGATGTTCTTAAGTAGACCCAACTCCTGCTTCATGGAGTAGTGGATGCGCGCCTGTACCGCGCTCATTACTTTAAGCGTGCGCTCTAGGATAGCCAGCGTTGTTCCCACTGGGGAGTTAGCCGACATGTCGCTGATCTGTAGGTCAGCCGTATTAGCAAAGCGTCGTCCCTCATCTACGATCTGACCAAGCAGTGCCATCAGAACTTGGCTTGGCTCTTTGTACGGCAAGGGTAGCAGGTTGTCCTTGATGGTTCCACTTGGCACATCCACATCGCGCCACTCTCCGGGGGAGATCGGTGTATCGTCACCCTTAACCCGTAGCCCACGAGACTTAAAGCCCCCGGGCAGGTTGCTCAGAGTACCAGCATCGACAAGCTGACGAATAAGAGAAGTGCCTGACTTAGCAAAGGCGCCCACCAGATGGATAAGGCCAAAACAATAGAAGCCAAAGCCCGGCACGTAGCCGTAATGGACGAAGTGCTGTCGCTTCTGATGTGTATCATCTTCTTCCTCCCAGTTGCGGCGGATTGCCAATACTTTGCTGGAGCCTTTCTCAATAGTAACAATATACGGCAGCTTGATGCCCGTCTTTTTGCCTTTCTTATTAGTATGCTCATAGCCTTTAAGGTCGAGGTCTACGTTCATCTCCAACAGCTTGAACCGATTGTCCGAGGTAGCCCGAAAGCCCATCTGCTCGGCAATCTTCTTCTCAACCTCATCAAGCGTATTGTTGGGCTCACCCAAGTCCACATCTATATAGAAGCCAGCGATCTGTAGGCGGCGTAGCTCGTTCTCGGTCTTGCGCATCACGTGGGTCACACGCTCAGCAGCTTCCAAGTTACTCGCGCCATAAGGCACAACGAGGTCTTCCGCCGGGACAAAGACGGACACTTGCCTATCTAGGTGGGGGTCAAAGTACACCTTCTTGAACGCATTGCCCGACAGACCCAAGCCCCATAGCATGCGCTCATGCTCAGGCCGGTACTCCTTCATTACATCGGTCAACTGGTAGTTCATGTCGTCTTGGACACGAATGGAAGCGGCCTTCTTATCAGGAGTTTCTTTACCAATGATCTGGGTCTTGACTGGCCCCATTGCTGGGAACGTAGCCATCATGGTCTCTGCTTGGAACTTGACCAAGGCTTCTGACAGGAGTGGGTGGTACACCCCGCAAGCTCCCTCCCAAGGCTCGGAGCGCTCCTCAATCTTCATACCCAGCAACTCAAGACCGTCTACATAGGTCTGCATCCAGTCTTTGCGGCTACCAATGTCATCATCGTAGTCACCGATAAGCTCACTTGCCAAGGACTCCAACTCGTCCTCATCCACATACTCAGCAAGGTTAGCGTTGAAATCTTCATCCGATTTTTTGCCCGGGTTGATCTCAATCTCCATACCGTCGATCCCAATATTTACGGACTCGGGGTCTTCAATCTCAATCTCGATAGGGGGAGACGCTTCATCCATTGCCGCCAGACTATCCAAGCCTTGCGGTGCAGCGTACAGTGATTTCTCAATAGCCATGATCTGTCCTTAGTAATATGGTACTTTTCTACGAAACTCCCGTGGCTCATCTTCCTCATCAGAACCCAATCTGATAAAGCCACCACGGCGGTATCTCATTAATGCTTGGCTCATCGAGTCTACCAAGTCATCGTGCTCCCCTGATGGGAAACTTGCTACCTCTTCAACCAGTTCCTCTGCCCAATTCGTATTAGGCACCCAGACCCGGCCCGATGCGAATATATCAGCCACTGAGTTAAGACGCGCAATTTTATCGTTCCCTTTGGATGGCGAGAACTCTTGC